TGCCTGTTTTAATCCATCAGCCATTTTCATATACTCATTTTTTGTTTTCATATTCATTCCAACAACACCATTACTAAACGCTTTACCATCACAAAGTTCTGGATTCATAAGTTTCGATTTTTTTAAATATTCCCTAAGTGCTGGCATTTCCCTACTGACTGGATTCATATAATCAGGAATCACATCTTGAATTATAATGTCGTGCTTTCTCCCGTTAATGAAATTCGAAAATAAATCATCAAAAATAAAAACGTCTGGGTCTACATGTATAAATTTTGATGTTTGTTTTCGAATTATGTCAAGTTTATAATAATTCCAGAAATTAAACTTATTTTGATTTTCAACTATTTTTATTTCTTTATATGGTAAATATTTAATAAAACTATTATGTGCTTTTTGATTACAATACATGGTAACTTCACCATAATATTTTTGTAACGTCAAAACACTGAGTAACATGGAATAGAAATTCAGATAGGTTTTACTACCATTTTTTTCGTCATGTCTAAGGTAATATGACCCTTCTTCAAATTGTGCAAAACTTTGTATTATCTTCATATTTTCAATTTATTAAGCCACATAGGTAACATAGATATAACCTCTGTTTCCACTCGGTCCACTCCCACTAAATGCACTTTGATTAAAGAAAGACCTGTTTACATTAGAACCTTCAGAATATATTTGTACTCTGGCATTACTTGCATATTCAGGTTCTTGCCTTATCCACCAAAATGATTTCATCTCTTTATTTCCTGCTGGCATAGCCATTGGATATAAACCACCGAGATTTGAAAGTATGAGTACTTGACAACTTCTAATTTTATTCCTTGCAACACCTAAAGCGACAGTTTTATTGGTGTCCGAACTATTGCTGTCCATACTAAGAGAACCAATATTAACCACTTTTGTTAAAAATGTTGGTGCTGGAATTTCATTTAATATCCAAGTTCTGAAACTACCAGCCGTTATATTTTTATAATTACTCCCTGCTTTACCGTATGCGATTTTATCTGTGGTAGAGGGTGTTCCTACTTCTAATTCAAATAATTTTTTGTTTGCCATATCTATTCATATATAAAGTTACTGTTATCATTGTCCACAAATGGACTCGATGCACTATCCACCAAATAAAATGTCTCTGCTGGTGGTTCGGGTGGTTCGGGTGGTACTGGTTCGGGTGGTTCGCTATATGCATCCATGAATCCCATATCATGACCAACCTGTTTTAACCCGATTTTCATGTAATAAGTTACACCAGTATCTGGAATAATAACATAACACATACCAGTTGTGCCAGTACATGCAGTTATTCCAGTGGTTACTGCTTGTAATATCGTCTTTTTCAGTACTTCCATTAAACAACATTCTTTCTCAATAATACCTTAATATCTTTCTCAGGATATTTGATTTCAAACATCGAATCCTGTGTTGAATAAATCGTGTTATTTTCTATCTTAATTTCACCAGTGGTGGTATTAGTAATTCCCTGTGCAATAGTGTTAGTCGAATACTGACCACCAACCTTATTAAATACCTTGATATCAATAATATTTATTACACCATTTGCACCAAGAATTTCTTTTTCTAATCTCCCAAGAAAAACATCTTGATTCATTTCATGAATATTGATGTCCATAAAATCGGTAACGAGTTTAATAACACTATTTGCAATTTGATTATCTGCGGTGTTCTCAACATACACATCGATTTCGAACGCCAAATTATATATTTTACCATCCTTAATTTCAATATAATCATTAACCATCCTATATTGTGATAGGTATTCGGCAATATTTGTATTCATTATTGATGTACTGCTGTTTGATAACTTACCATCAGCACCGATTCCCAATACAGAAATAACTACCTTATTGTTTATTTTAAATGCGTTTGCACGATACGGTGAACCGAACTCCCCGGGCATCTTATACACCTGCAACAAATAATCGGTAAGTGTTACATCCCTATTTTGACTCGCAAAATTATATTTGATTAACTGTCTGATTTGTTCCGTACTTAATCCATCGTTTCCACCGATGGCTGGAATCGGATTTGTTGTTTGTAAACTTCTTTGAACCTGTTGATTAATGTTCTGTCGAGAACCCTCAACCCTTAATGTGTAAGAACCGAGTTGTGTCAATACACCAGAACCAATATTTGATGCCACACCACCACCAGTTCTGTACTTAACAAATAAAGTATAGTTTGCCTTGAGTTTCTCACCCAATGCCGTGTTATTTAAAAAGTTTTCAAGGAAATAACGATTGCTTACACCTTCTTTAAGGAAACCTTCTTTAAATGCGTTAACGTCAGCATCTCCAGAACCAAATGTTAGTTTGCAATATCCTTTAGGTGTGTATTCTTTTATAAATTTTTTCGTAACATCAACCCATCGTGCTGCTTTGATGTTATTTGTTGTGGTATTTGCGCTCGAAGCCAGACCATCTTCAACGAAGACACGTTGTTGTGCAAGATAATCAACTTCAAAATACTTATCATTAAAATCATTAAATTCGGCACTGGTCGGGGTTGTATTGATGGAAGTTCCTTCTAAAAGTATAACGCTTTCGATTTCAATAACATCTGGGTCTGGTAACGTTATTGAAAAGAACGGAATAACATCGCCAGTACTAATAATTTTCCTATAAATGCTTGTTCCACCATTTATAACAACTTCTCTTTTTGTGACTGTATATGATTCAGGAATACCATTTGTATTCAGATTTGGAATGATACTACGATTAGGGTCACCAAGATTACTAACCAGAGAATTCCAATTAATATTCTCTTGAGTTTCGAAGGTCTTACCACCACCAAGAACCTGTGCACCCGCTTCTAATACTGGATAATAACTGGCATCAGGCGCATTTCCAAGAACAGGAACAACAACACTAAAATCAACAACAGTAACAGACGGTCTACGAGCAGGAATATTGAATCCCATATTTTTTGCAATGTTTAATATGCTTGCCCTTTGTTGTGCGTATTGTAATTGAGTCTCTTGGAATGCTCTATCGGTATTAACACTAAGATTATTACTAACACCAGCATTGAGGTCAATAAGCATTGCACCCACACTTGAATCTGTGAAGTCACTAAGGACTTCTGGGTACATTTGTCTGATTAATCCTATCAGGTCTGTTCTGATTTCACCGAAAGTTCTACTTCCGTATTGAACTACATTCGTTGTTTCTGCCATTTTCTATGTTTTAAAAATTTAAATCAATATTACCTTGTTCTGTTAATGAACCCTCACTATATACAAATTGGACATTGACATTTAATTGTGTTTCAGGTATTGGTTGACCGTCCTCGGTTTCATTCCAATTAAATGAAACTGAAGTAATCTTAACTTGTGGAATATATAACGCCACAGTGTTTCTAATCTCTTCTTCAACATCACTTGCCGTTAATTGGTCATTGGGTTCGAATATATATTTCAGTAAATTAGTTCCGTAATCCGACTCATAATATCTCTCACCTTTTTGAGTTAATAAAAGCAATAATAGGTTAGAACTATAAGAATCTTTACTCACTTGATTCATCTGAATAAAACTTCTGGTTTCATTATTGTCCTTAAACGGAAACGTGATATTATATGAATTCATTATAATTGATTTCCTATAAATACTTATAAACAAAAAAATCCCGACAACTAATTGTCGGGACTTGTCTTAATTTGTCTGAATTATTCTTATTCTTTCGGTTTTCTACCACGTTTACCTTTTGTCATGGCTCTTTGTTCATCTTCTCGTTGCTTCTTTTCATCAAAAAGACTCTTGATTGACTCATGTAAATTAATAATTGAATCATGTCCGTATTTCTGAAGCACACCCGTATAGGTATTGAAGTCTGGTTTGTCCAGAGAAACCGCATCGCTTTCACTTACGCTAACACCAGCAAGACATTCAATAATTGCAGTTTCCTGCATATCAACAGGTAACGCATCAAGAATTTCTTCGTTGAAAACAACAGCGAAATTCACGCCTTCAGTAAGAACTTCTACAACATCATTTGATTTGGTGATTTTATAAAGTTCCTTCTGCTTCTCATTACACAGAACTTCAAACTGAATCCAATGTGGAATACTTGTTTTGTTTCTAACCTCTTCAAAGAGATTTACCACGTCCTCAGACGCTCTTTCAATTTTTGCCATAAAATAATTGTTTTTAATTAATAATAGATTTATATTTCGATTTAAGTTCTTCGATTTTCTGAGATAGGTCACCGAACATCGGGTCTTCGGTTTCAAATTCTTTCTCGAACTTGGCTTCGAGTTCATCGGTGAAACCGAACATGTCCTCGATACTTAATTTAACCATGTCCTCGATTTCAATAAGTATTGCGAGTTGCGCATTGACAGCATCCAACTTCTTAAGTTGTGCCATCTTCTTCTCATACTCAGTATTGGCTTCCAGCACTTTTTCTTCGCTCACTGGTGCAACAAGTTCTTCTCCTTGACGTTTTTCAAGACTTTCTTGAATCTTTTCGAGTTCTTCTACGACATTTTTGCCTTTAAGTTTAGCATCAGCCAGTTCATTTATTTCAAGTATTTTTTTCGCAGCCTCAGAATTGAATTCTCCTTCATCTGCTGCTTTCTTAAGGTTTTCTAAAAAATCACTCATATCATATTGTTTTAACGTGGTGCACCCACAGTCTGCATTTCAATTCCATCGAATTTTAGAACATCATGGGTGTCATT